TTAACACAGAATCTCTTTGCATTTGAATACCGTTAACGTTACTTAGCGAGAAAGACATTTTATTGCATTAAATATTTTTTTAGTTCAAAATAGTTATTTTGTAAAACTAACTATTTAACAAATATGCCCCCAACTTTTCGTGAAATTTTCATGTTTACACATTTCTCTAACGATTCTAAGAGAATCTTTTGCATCTGGTAAAATAATTCTAATGTCTTCAACAACTTCTGACATGTCAGTAATTAATTCGCCGACTCTCGTAGCAGTTACGGCAGTATACCCGGTTATGACTAACAAAAATACGACGCTTATAATTGCCGCTCCTGAAGCCGCATAAAAGAATCGGTAGTTATTTTCTCTAGATCCTACTAGTGGTTCGTCCATTTATTTTTTTGATTTCATTCTTAAATTAAACTAATTTTCTTCTAATAAAAAATGAGTTATCTTACGAGTAATCTTAATTTGAAAAATTCTAATATCGATGAAAGTGTTCAGAATTACACTGAAGTCACCATAGCCCGGAAGGCCGTGTTAAACAATTTACCACCACAAAGTACGCCATCAAGTGCTCCTATGAATAAAAAATTCGCGGGGAAAATTGTAGAAAATACAAATTCTTTAGTGTTACCAAAAACAGAACCACCTACACCACTCGAAGCTAAAACTAGCGTGCCACCTCCAAGAGGTGTTAATACAATTACCGGGCTCGAACCGGGCTCGGGGTATGTTGACGGTTCGTTTACAAACGTTCCTACAAAAGCCCAGCGAATTTTCACACCGTCTTTACCATTACAGTACGTTGACAGTACAGGTGTAGGACTTACACTTGATATTGAGGTGGTTGCAGGTCAAGTTATAACAGCAACTATTTGTAATCCCGGGCGAAATTATAATGTTGGAGATAAAATAACTATTCTTGGTGGTGGTCTCAACGCAGGGGTCGTAGTTTCAACTCTGTTGGAATCTCCACTAGCCAAAACACACGAGGCAGGATTTATACAGTTGGACCAGGGAGGTAACCAATTTCCATCAGGTGCTTGGGGTGAATTCATGAGAGTACTTTCGGTGTCTAAAGGTTCAAATAGTCTTATAATTACAACGAAAACACAGCACGGGTTAAATCCTAATGATAGAGTTGATATAAACGATCTACCTGGTTTATCTGGGCACAATTTTACAGTTATTGGGGTTCGTAATGAAAATACTTTTGAAGTAAATTATCCGTCGGGCTCTGGTTTACCGACGGCTACTGTAAACACAACAATACGAGCGAGGCGAGCTAAGGCTCCACCCAGTCAGGCAGGAATGAATATGCTTCCTAAAAATTCTACATCCATTACTAAAAATTTACCCATATCTCTTTTATCGCTGCAAACAAATATGCCGGGACGAAGCGTAAACCAGGCTTCTGACCCAACTAAAACTATTTTTGGTTCTGATAAATTGGGAATTGACTTTTCACAGACACCAGCAGCAGCGCAAAATTCTGCCGCGTCGTTAATTACTCCTCCCCCAAAACCTGTGTCAGTTAATTTTACTTCTATTTATCCAGATTTTAATACAAAGCCGTCGAATGCACTCAATACACCAGTATATCTCCCCCAAATTTTTGGCCAGGTAGGCAACTCCTTTGGTGTTTCACGTGGCATAGCTACATCCGAAGCTAGTACATTTTTACCATTCAATTTAAATTCATTATATTCAACGCCATAATTTTTTCTTCTTCAATAAATGAACACATCGAATCGAGTCAAATGGACAAAAAATTTGGAAAACCATTTCAAAGAATTAGGAGAGCAGTCTTTATGTTTGAGCATGCTACATAAATCATCAGAAGCTAAATTTTCTGCGAAAGCGCAATGGATAGATCTTCCAGTTATTGTATTGTCCACGTTATGTGGTTCGTTAACGTTATCAGCCAAATCTCTTTTTGGTGAAGAAAATGAGGAGAATGCTCTTAAAATTGTTGGTGGATTATCACTTTTCAGCGGAGTTCTTGGAACCGTTCAAGCCTATTTCTCTTTTTCTCGCCGGGCTGAAAATCACAGAAATAGTTATCTAGAGTACGCTAAACTTTATAGATTTATAAAAGTTGAATTAGGATTACCTCGATTACAGCGTATTCAAGCAAAGGATTTGATTAAGATTGTGAACGATAATTTTGAAAGATTAAATGAATTATCACCGTTGGTTCCTGACAAGATTCTAAATAAATTCAGGTCGAAATACAAAAAAGAACGGCTCAAGAAACCACCTATTGTTAATGGTCTCGAACCTATCACGATATTCATCCCACAAAGTGACGAAGAGAGTATCGAGGAATTTGATAGTTATGAATTAGAAAATAGAAGAATCGCTCGAAGACGTAATTTAGCATTGCCTGGTGAAATTATTGCACAAAAAGATGATGAAGCTGAAACTAAAGATGATACAGAGGGTAAAAATGAGTCTTCAGCTGCATTGGAAGTTGACAGACAAGAAACTATCTAATTTTTTTATTATACAAATTAGGGTTATAATAAATGAGCAAAAGTAAAAAAGAGGAAGCGCGTTTCCGACGTGTTTTAGAATCGGCAAAAGAGGCTTTGGATTCGATAAATATACCTTTTCACTTACACGCTGGGACGGCTTTGGGAGCGCATAGAGAAAAAACATTTATTCCTCACGATCACGATATAGACCTTGCCGTTTTTGCGAAGGATGCGAAAGATACTAACAAGCTCAAGCTTATCATCAATTCTATGCAAAAACATGGTTTTAGTGTTGTGTCGCGATTAGGAAAGATCTCTAGAGGTAAAGAAATACAATTTGAGAAAGATGATGTTCCATTAGATATTTTCTGGGTTTATCCCGGTAAATATAGAGGCAAAAATTATTATCTAGTTGCATCATATTTTGGAAATTGTGATAAACTTAAATTCAAGACATGTGTGTGGGGATATCGACCTTATAGGTTGCAAAACGTTAATTTCCTAGGTAAAAAATATAAAGTCGTGCCTAAAAAAACTCTTGAAGACATGTACGGAAAAGATTGGAAGATTCCAAAACAATTTTCTTATTGGGAAGGTTTAGATAGCGGATACAAGGGATTTATTAAGGACTATTATAATCCACGACCTGATAACCTACCCAAAATCGCGTTCTGTTTTTTAACATACACAGGATTAACTCACGAGGATGTGTGGGCTAAGTTTTTCAAACAAGATAACTTTCCAACACATGCTTTTTCACTATATTCACATATCAAACAAGTCACGTCGGATACACCCCAATGGTTAAAGAAACACGCTGTAAGAACTGCTAGCACTGATTGGTGTGGAGCCAATCTGGTTTGGGCTTGGATTAAAATGCTTAAAGCTGCCCTAAAAGATAAAAATAATCAATATTTTGCAATACTATCAGGATCTTGCATACCTCTCTATGGTTTTGAAAAGACCTACCGCATGATTACAGGTAGTAAAAAATCTCGTGTCGAAATTAATTACGATGCAGCTGTGTACAAAGAGACTGGATTATATTACGCGTCACAATGGATGATTTTAAACAGAGATTGCGCTGAATTACTGGTCAAACTAAGAACAACCCAGGAAGGTAAAAAATATTATAGAAAAATGCAACGCACTCTTGATAATGCCATGGATCCTTCATGCCCAGATGAAATTTATCCGATTAATTGGTTCATTAAGCATTTTGGTAAACCCCATACCAAAGGATTCAAAAAACAAATTCGAGATAAAGCACCCACTTTTACTGAATGGGATCCTAGACCAGGAACGGCTCACCCATATACATTATCTCGTAACCAGGTAAAAAATCTCAGAGATAAAATATGCGATAGCGGGGCTGTTTTTGCTAGAAAATTTACAAAAGCGGGTGCTAAAAATATAGCAATGAGTTGTTAAGTTTTTATTCTTTTGAATGAAAACTAAATTTCATGATAGGCGAGGTTCATTTCTCCGGGTTTACCAGTTAAATCTAATATTGTATGTAAAGGAATTTTTTGTTGAGGAACGTCCTTTTTGTCAATTTTAATCAAATGAAATAACAGCGCACGGGCCACTGCTCTATGACAAACAATAAATGTGTCTTTTTTGTTTCTAACAATTGCTTCAACAATCGGCCTGACTCTTTCGATTAAGTCAACGTAAGACTCTCCGTCAATATATCGAAAGTTTAATTTATCATTCATTCTACGAGTGTATTCTTCAGGATATTGAGCTTTAAATTCATCGTATGTTAAGTGTTCAGCAACACCTGCGTTTATTTCATTAAGCTCCTTGTGAATCTCATACGTAGAAAAAATTTTTGAACTATAGAAAACCGTTTGACGAGCTCTTATTAACTGAGAACTAATCAAATGATTCGGTACGTCGTTGTCTTTGCAGTATTTAGCCAGACGTTTACCGTATTCGTGACCCTGGGAGCTTAAAGGTGGATCTCCTCCTATTCTATGTTCAAGATTGTAATTACTTTCTCCGTGCCGACTAATGATTATGTGCATTTATTATAGGTTCTATTTTTTAACGAATCTTAACAATACTCAAAATTCCAAATAGTATGAATAATGAAGAGCCTATCATACTTAAAGATTGACCTAAAACTGTCGTAGGATTGATAGGAACGTCTGTATCATCTCCTATCTTACGAACATTCGCGGCGTACATGCCAATGTTTACTAACACGAAACCAATAACCGATATAAGCAGTGATGCTATAGCAAGTGACAAAAAACCGTAGTGAAAAGGCATTTTATTCTATAAAAATGAATCTAAAATTTCAAAAATCAAAGAAAAATGGAGGTAACACTTAAAAATTTTAAATGCTGGAAACAAAAAAGTATTGAATTATCTCCTTCTGGTATAACGCTATTATCAGGTCCGTCTGGAGCTGGCAAAAGTTCTTTACTGGAAGCTATCTATTTCACAATTACCGGTAAGGGTCGAGGATTGATCTATCAAGGAGCTCGTGGTTGTGAAGTTAAAATAATATTAAACAATGGATTGTCCATTACAAGAAGCAAGCGCCCAAATATATTAAAAGTTAAGATTCCTGGAGGTAAAATATATGAAGATGATGCAGCGGAAGGTTATCTTGAAAATTTCTTTACTAGACATTACGATACAATCGGTTTTTTAGGGCAAGGAGGTAATAACAAATCTTTTGTGCTAATGGGTCCGACTGATAAATTAGCTTTTATCGAAGATTTAGCTTTTCAAAATGTTAATATTGCAAATTTAAAATTCAAAACACGTGAACTCATTAAAGAAGATTCTCAAAATTTACAGCGCGCTGTATCAAGAACGGAGTTAATTACTCAGCAGATTGACGAGTTTGAAACAATAAAAACAGCTAGGTTTCCTATTAAAACAAAAGATCGTCTTAAAAGCGAAAACAAAGTAAGCACAACTCTAAGAAAATGCCAAAATGCATTAATAAAAATAGAAAATCAATTAGAAAAAATCTCAAGTGAAGAAAAGAAATGTGAAGTGCTGCAAGCTCAGTTAAAATTAATAAAGAAGCAAGTTGTAGATTTGACATCAATTGAATCCAGGTTAAAAAAGCATATTGAGAATATCCCTGAAACAATAGATGACGATTTAAAAACCGTTCACAAAAAACTAAGAATTATTAGAAAACATAAGAAATTCGTGTCTCTCAAAAGAGAAATTAAACAAAACAGAGAAAAAATAGAAGAGTTGAAAAATGTTGAGACTTCAGATTTAGAATCAAATATAAAGTTAATTAAATGTTGGGCAAAAGAAAGTAGGGAAGACGTGGAACATAAAATTCAGGAACTCAAAGAAGAAATATCTCAACAAATACAGAGTAATAACTTATCCCGAAAATTGCGATCACTTAAATATAATGACAAAGAGCTTGATAAGAAATTAGATGAATTAACTGAAAAACAAACATCGCAAGAAAATCTTAAAGAAAAACTCCGTCTCGCAAAGCAAGCCGAAAATATAATAAAATGTCCACTGTGTAAAGGTCAATTAAAATTCCACAAAGATCATTTAGAACCAGCTGAAAGTATTGAAAAACCCGAAAAATCTATTAAGCAAATTCGAAAAGAGCTGGCTCAAACTGAAAATCAAGTTGAAGAACTTTCGGCATGTGTAGAAAAACTCAAGTCTAAGAAAATTAGATACGAACATTTGAAAAAAGAAATTAATGAGCTACCTAGTACCAACGAACACGAAGTTGAAATAAACGAGAACAAACTTAGCGAATTACATGAATATCTAACAACAAACATATCTACAGAGAAAAAACTTGAACGATTAAAAAGTAAACTTAGAAATAAAGAATTTTCAAGAGCAGTGCAGGAACTAGAAAAGAATTTGCAAAAAGATATCAAAACACTATCTAAACTTGACACATACGAAGAGCTACCTGAAGATGACGAGGATCACTTACAAGATAAACGCACCGAACTAGAAAAACAAATTACTACGCGCGATTCTCAATTACAGCAGTTGGATGATAACACAGAAAAATTAAACGAAATCTTAGAAAAATTAGATCGCGTGGAAAGAAAGTTACCAGAAAAGTCTCTAGATACGATACAAATAGAATTACAAAAAAGTCAAGCCGAAAAGTTAAAGTTAAAAGATAAGATAGAGAGAAGCGAAGTTTTAATCAGAAAAATTAACGACTACAATGTTTACAAAAAAGAAAGAGACAGGCAAACTAAAATCAAGAAGTCGTTAGAGAAAGAAATATCACAAGAGAAAATATTCAAGAAAGAAAGTAGTGGCTCCGCATTGTTATTTGAAAAAATTAAAGAAGCAGAAAGTATTTGTCTAAACACTTTTATGGAAAATATACAAGCGGAAGTGCAAATGTATCTCGACGAATTTTTTACCAAAGATCCATTATCATTAAATCTTAAGACGATAAAAGAAACAAAAACTAAAAAGAAACGCAAACCTGAAATACATATGACCCTTGATTATAAAGGCAGAGAATGTGATCCTACATCACTAAGCGGGGGAGAACTTCAACGACTAATTTTAGCTTTTACGTTAGCATTTACAGAAAGATTTAATTTACCAGTTCTCTTACTCGATGAATGTACAAGTAATCTAGACCAAGAATTAACTTCCGAAGTTGTATCTGTCATTAAAAAATACCAACACTCAAGACCAGTACTTTTAGTTGCACATCAAGTTGTTTCGGGGATGTTTGACAAAGTAATAACGATATAAAATTGATTTTAACATTTAATCGTCTAAGATAAAATGTTCAAACTTCTTATATTTGGAATTTATCTTCTAACGCAAGTCAATGGAATGCATTTCGTTGACTTTGTATCAAAATACAACAAAAAATACAATAGCACCCAGGCTTATTTTACACGCAAGCAAGTCTTTGATGATAACCTGCGTCGGATCGATGCTCATAACGCGGCAAACAAACCGTGGAAATTGGAAATGAACCAATTTGGTGATTTGAAATGGCAGGAGTTTAAGAACGCATATGTCGGAAAAAGTAAAGAAAGTCTTTTTTCCAAGATACCGCTTTATTCTTCCATTCATCGAGCGGTGAATTATCCGAGTAATTTTGACTGGTCTAAGCAGGGAGCTGTGACATCTGTGAAGAATCAGGGGCAATGTGGTTCTTGCTGGGCGTTCAGTAGCACAGGTGCACTTGAGGGATTGCACTACATTAAAACTGGAAAGCTCGTTTCTTTCTCCGAGCAAGAGCTCGTGGACTGTTCTAGCAGCGTTGGAAATAGCGGTTGCAATGGGGGTTTGATGGATCTCGCATTTAAATATGTCGAGAACCACGGTATTTGCACTGAAAAGAGCTATCCATATAATGGAACGGATCAAGTTTGCACTAAATGCCCCGAGGTCTTTAAGATCTCTGGATTTCAAGACGTTACACCGAATAACGAATCAGCATTACAGGAAGCTGTTTACAAGCAACCTGTGTCTGTGGCGATCGAAGCCGATCAGTCGGACTTTCAATTTTACAGTCATGGTGTTTTTGATAGTCCTTGTGGTACAAATCTCGATCACGGGGTTCTAACAGTTGGGTGGGGTGTTTTAGATGGCAAGGATTATTGGAAAGTTAAGAATAGTTGGGGGCAAGAGTGGGGTGATAATGGATATATTCTACTTGCCAGAAACATTCCTGAAAGTCATGGGCAATGTGGCATTGCAATGCAGCCATCATTTCCAACTGTCTAAGGATGTTAGAAATAATCTTGATACAAAGTATTAAGATTAATAAATGGATAAAAGAATTATCGCTTCGATTTTTTTACTAGTTTTCGATTTCTTGTGGATTGGATTATTTATGGCAAGACAATACAAAACTCAAGTAAAAAATATTCAAGGTAAACCAATGAAAGCAAATATAATATTTGCAGTTCTTGCCTATACCTTAATGGTTGTTGGAATGTGTCTATTTGTTATGCCAAACATTAGAGATTCACACGCATTGATTGATAGTTTAACATACGGTTTGACATTTGGTTTGGTACTTTATGGGGTATATGATTTTACTATAGCAACCGTTTTAAGTAAATGGAACATACCATTGGCTATTGCTGACGTCGCTTGGGGCTCTTTTGTGTTTTTTATATCGGCATATCTGGGAGCATTACTTGGCAACTAATTATTACGTCATTTGACATAATAATTTATGAACTCGCGAATGAATGAAAAATGAGTGATCCTTTTGCTTTTATGAAACTTGACAATCCAAATCAAGGATTTTTTGAAAAATTTGATACATATGTGAGACCTCCGGATACTTTTGTAATTCCCGAAATTGCGGAACAAAGAAAGAAAGATAAAGTTAAATTGCGTAATCATCTTTATCGTCAGTCTTTAGAAGATATTATACCAGAGAAACATACGCAATATTTAGTATCCCTTAAAAATAACGGGTTTGAACCTAAGGTTATATATGATATAGGTTCGTGTTTACTACATTGGTCAAAAGTTG